TCGCGGTGCTTAGCGAGCAATCGCAGCCACCTCCCGGCTTGTCTTGGGTGACAACGCGCGATGCACTACACGGCCTGGGCCAGCCGAACGGCAAGCAGAATCACGTCATGCAGCCGGGAGCCCGCGTCTATCAGGGGCACACCGGGAGCCCATTGGACAAACCTGCCAAGGCGTTGAAGGCGGGCAATCACGGCGTCCCCGGCGGCGAGAACATGCTTGTCGAGGACAACGGCAAGGTCCGCTATTTCACGATCCGCGAGGCCGCGCGCTTGGTTGGGATGCCGGATGACTACCTGTTCCCGGCTTCATGGTCGGAGAGTTTGAGGCAGTTAGGAAACGCTGTGCCCGTGCAGTTAGCTGAGACGGCGGGAAACTGGTTGAAACAATCGATCGCCGCGACACGCGCCGCTTAAGACTTCGGCGGATACTTCGTGTTCCACCGGCTCACTCAGTCGGTGCCGAGGCGGCCAACGCCGGGCACCAGTGGAAGTAGCCGCCGTCGACGTGGTGCAGGAGCGGGCCGGCATTCGGCATCAGGAGCCGCCCGAGCAGGCACGGGACTCATTGCGCATCACGCCATAGTCCTTGATCCACTCGCGGACCGGCGAGCCGTCCGGCAGCACCTTGAGGTCGTCGGCGACCTGCACCTGTTCCGCCTGGGTGTACTCGACGACGAACGGGCAGACGTTGGTCAGGACGACGTTAGAAGCCCCCGTCCCGCAGGACGCGGTCAAGATCGTCGTCAGTCCGAGCGCGATTCCGGGTAGCACGAAGCTGCGCATCTTTGATCTCCATTGCTTTGCGAGCCATACCGGCCTCGATCGATGCCTTGGCGGCGTTCTCGCCCTTCCGATAGATGCCGAACACCACGAGCAGGACAGCGAGCGCGATGCCGCCGTAGATGAACAATTTGGATTTTGCCGCCGCGAGTGCTGCGAGGATCACGACTGACCTCCAGGTGCGCGGTGGCGGGGCCAACGCCAGCCGTACCCCCAGCGCCACGGCGTCGGCAGGAGCCCAGCTCCACCGAGGCGAACGCCGACGTACACCAGGACCGCCCAAACCGGGTGCCCGCAATCGGCAATGCCCTGGGCGAGGACGCGGTCGGCTCGGCGGCGCAAACTGGTGTGTCCGCCAACGTGGTAGGCCCTGTCATGCTCGACGCACAGATCCTCCCAGGGAGGCGGGTGGCCGATGACCTTCCGCCAGAGCAGCGACATGCCGCCCGAGCAGCCGTCCGTCGTGAACGGCTTGAGCTCGCTCGAACCACTCATCGCAGGCCGCGCCGGCGATCGTCGACGCGGGCATAGATCACGTAGGCCAGGCCCAAGAGCGCGGCTCCACCGATCGCCCAGGCCGGCACGTAGGCAAACACCCGGTCGACGAACGGCAGCACCGTGGAGATTTGGTCAGCGTACTGAGCCGCCATCCCGACGGCGGTGGCCGCACCCGCGACCTGCGCACCTTGAACCGTCCGGCTCTTCCCGAGGGGTTTCGTCGGCGGCTCGACGCCGGCGAGGACGAGGCCCTTGTCGATCGTCGCGTCGTCGTAAGGCTGCACGCCGTTCTCGTGCTGGATGATCGCCTTGACCAGCCGCTTCATGACGCTGTGCTGGTGCACATCGATCGACGCGCCAGGCTCGAGGCCCATGATGCGGCGGACGTTGGCGACATAGGTGCCGGTGTTGTTCTCGGAAGGCGGCGCCCAGCGCTCGATAATCTCCTGCACCGTGTCGATCGCCGAACCGTCGGCCGCCTTGCGCTTGTCCTGGTAGGTAATCAGAACGCGCGCCATGGCTCGGATGCCGAACGCCGGCGACACGAAGCGGCAGAACTCGCCGTCTGATGGCGGGTCGGCCATGCCCTGCCACGGGGTGCCGTCGTGGCGCAGGTTTCCGGCGTTGTTGTTGCGCACGCCGCGCGGGAGTTTGTCCGTCATGGTTTCCTCATTCATGGAGTGAACACAGCAGCGACCGCGCCGCGCAGAAACGCTCCAACCGTCGTCCCCTGATCTGCCGCAAAGAACAGAAGAACAGCGACAATGATCAGCCACCGAATCTGGCCGTACTGCTTGCGCGCACTCTTGGCGTTCGCGTCGACCTTGCCCTCAATGCGGTCGATCTTCAGGTTCGTGTTTTTGGTGCGCTGATCGAGCGCCTTGTAGCGGTGATGGCAGGACGCCACGTGCACCACCAGGTCGTCCGATTCCCGCGGGTCGACCCCGACCGTCTCTTCGTCGCTCATGTCCGCTTCCCCTCTGCGGGCTTCACCAAGAACTGAAAGTCGCGGCCGGAGGAGGTCAGACACGAAACGCCATTGGGTAATGTCGTGATGACCGACCAGGTGCCGCCTGATTCGGAAGCCCAGAACTCGACGTAGGCCCGTCCGCTGTTGGACAAGCCGATCGCAACAACCCGCTCGCCGTACTGCGCCGCGAGCCGGCCGGTCAGGGCGTCGTAGGTCCCGCAGATCGTCTGGGCGAACGCTCCTGCAGGGCACAAAAAAGCCGCCATGAAGGCGGCGATGCTGAGCGAGGCCGGGTGGGTCACTTCTTCGGCTCACGCTTCGTCTTGCGCGCCCGCTTCGGCTTCGGCGCTAGCTGTGCCTCGAGCTCCTGGATTTTGATCGCCTGCCCAGCGAGGTGGCCGTTGGCGTCGCTAAGGGCCGCTTCAAGATGAACGGCCTCGTCGGTGATCATCTTCAAACGACGCTGGAAGGCATTCACAAGGGCTTGCGCGCTGGGGCCGCGTGCGCCCGTCTCTTGCTCGGGCGCGCTAGGCATCGATCGCCCCCTGCAATTCAGGCCAGGTCGCGCCGTTCGCCTTGACCGCAGCATAGGCCGCCGCAGCGACCTCGAGCGCGGCGTCACTCGCTGGATCGAACGTCCGCAGGACCTCGTTTTGCGCCAGTGCTACGCCCGGCAAAGCTGCCTTGTTGGCCGTCGCAGACGCCGAATTGACGAATATCTCGAAGCGGAGCCGGACGGTCCCAACGCCGTAATCGAAAATCGGATTTTTCTCGAATCGCACATAAGCGGCCGAGAGATCGACACCATGTTTTGACGTACCTAGATCGACGATAAGACCCATTTGGAAACCCCTTTCCTCGTTAGATATTGATAGGTAGCCCGGGCATCCGGGCCGCACTTAGTCGAGATTGAACGGCCGCCGCGAACCCTGGTACTTGCGCCTCGAGCTCCTCGACGATCGCCAGCGTTCTAACGTATTGCTGCCAAATGGCGCCGTTGTGGAGCCGCTGCAATTGCGAGGTGTTGACAAGCGGCCGAGCGCCAGCGTCGAGCTCTTTTTGCGTGATCCGCCCGAGAACGCCGATCCGCTCGAGCGTCTTACGATTGCCCTTAACAAACCGATCGAACTCCGACCGAATCAAACCCGGCGCGTCGCGATGCAAGTCAAAGAGTCGGACCGCGAGAGCATCGTCGTATTCGTCAAACGCCGTCCCGCTCGTACCGTCCTGGTGCGTGTCGCCCTCTACATCAACACCGAAAATGAACGTCTGGGCGCCACCCTTGTAGACGGCGAGCGACAAGACATTCCCGTTCGCCGTGGCGTTCACATAACTGCCCGCGCCGTTATGCCCGAGCACGCGCATTTCCATCGCGGCGTTCCAATTTACCGTTGTTTTCGTGGTGGTGAAGGTTTGCGGCGTGAAGGCGTAGAGCTGAAAGATACCCTCGGCATTGCCCGAATCCTCGTGCATGGCGTTGATTCGCAAGCCGCCATTAGTCGCGCGCGCCTTCGTGAACAGGCCGAACGTGTCCGTTTCCGTTTCGCTCGTAAATCCGTGAGCAACATCCGACGACTTGAGCGAGAGAATCTCCCCGTCGTCCGTGTCCTGGTTAATTGTCAGGCCCAGAACGTTTAGAGAATTTGCCGTGTCCCCAATAAGGACCGCGCCCTTGTCGAGGCCGTTGATCGCCGGGATAATCCGCATAACTTCAACATCGGCGCCGTTGATCGCGGTGTGGAACGCAAGGTATCCGTCTTCGGTGCCGGCCGCCGCGTAAGTTCCGATCCGACCGGAAACGATCTTGCCGCCCGGTTGTCCGGCGTGCTGGAAGACGAGGCTCGCCGTTTCATCCGTCGACCCGCTGCCCGCGGTATTGCCGACAGTGAGCGCGACGTCACCGGCGTCGTTGGTGACCTCAATCGTCCGAAAGGTCTCCACAAGCGCGGTTGAAATGACCGTCTTGGTGCCGGCGGAAAACGACACCTTGGCATCCGCATTGGACGACCCGTGCACGGTGTCCCGGCTCAACGTGTCGGGCGTGCCGGCAGTAAAGGTGCCGACACCAAACTCATACTCGGTCGGCGAATCAGGATCGTCGACGATCAGATAGTACACCTCGTCGGCGCTTGTCAGCTCGTCGGAGAATGCCCGGAAGCCCGTCGGCGCACCGTTGAGGTCAAGCGTGCCGGTACCCGTGGTGTCGGAGGTCTCTTTGACCCGATTGCCGATTTTAGCCAATGGTTTTCTCCATCAAATGGGATGGGCGGTGCCTCACGGCACTGCCAGGAATTGGGGCTAGAGGCTTTCCTTCAGCAAGAAGGCCTTGCTGAAAATGGGCAGATTGGGGTGCAAGATCGGCGTCGATCGGTCCAGCCTCCCAAGCACAGTCTCTTTCGCCGGAGAGTCGCTGTTCTTCACTAAGAGGACCTGCTGCGAGACGCCCGCAATGCGCTGCATTTCCCGGATATCGTCGCGCTCCGACTCGCTCATCGCCTCAAGGCCGAACGAAAACAGCCGCTGCCGATTCCTGGGATCAACGAACGCCGCGCCGGAGCGCTCCGCCTGCGACATCCGCGACATATCCTCCCACTCGTCGCCGTAGCCGAAAGCAATGTTGTACGTTGGCGACCAGGCCTCGCCCGCCCAGGCCCTCGAAGTGTCGATGAAGCTGACCCCGGACACGTTGAACGTGAACCGCCAGTAGCGCGCCGCAACGCTGCTCGCGGGGACATGCACGTGATAGCCGTAGCCGTCAGCGGTATTGATCGCCACCGCGGTGCTGTCGTACGCCGCGCCGGCACCAGCAGTTCCGCCGTCGGCGTCGAGCTGATGCTGCACCGTCCCGGCCGTCGGGAACGTCGTGTCCCGGGCGAACCGCAGCGCCACGACGCCGACCGTCTTGTCGGATCCAAAATCGACCTGGCCATAGGCGGTCAACGTCGCTGTCCGCCAGCGGCGCCCCATGCGGGAGTCGGCAATGTTGGCGACGGGCATGGCGCCGACCGCCGCTGAGGCGCTCAAGATGGCGGCGCTTGCGTCCACATGATTGGTCCAACTCAGAATGATTGCCGGATCTGGCATCGCCTACCCCCAGAGCCTCAAGATGTTTTCACCCCGTTTGCCGTCGTCGCGCACGCCCACGACATAGAAGTTCTTGCCGTTTGAGAGTCCGTATCTGCTGTAGTTACCAATGCGCAGGATTGTTCCGATATCGACCCCATACCCGCGGCGCTGCACCGTGCATTCGAATTCCTGACGGTCGATCGAATGCAGCGCAAGAAGATGTGTCGCCAAAGTCGCGGCGTCGGCGCTGTCGTCGGCAGTCGTCAGCAGGGGGTCGGGATCGAGCGCTTGCTGGTGCCGCGCCTTTACGGTTGCATCGGCGTCGGATACGACCCGGTATTGCTCTGCCAGGAACTGCTTGCGATCGTCTGAAACAGACGCCGCCAAGTCGGTCTGAACCGTCCAATTTCGTTGGTAGCCTATCTTCTGGCGCCACCTGGGCGTGGGCTGCCCCACCTGCTCGAGAAACACGATATCGTCTTCGTCGAGCACCACGGTCGGCGTTCTGTCCTCAGGCTTCGTCAGGCGACCGGCCTTGAGACGGCCATCACGTCCTGGCCCCCACCAACCGCCGACGCTCGCCATCAGCGCATCTATCGCCTCCGCGCCGGATTCCCCATCGCGCATGTAGAGGCCTTGGGCGCCGGTCGTCGCGCCGGCCCCGACAAACGCCGAGTCAATGATCGCGCTGGGGGCGACGCCAACCCGGTCCTTAAGAATGCGTAGCGCGATCCCGCTCAGCGTGTTCGTGTATGTTGCATCGGCGTCACCAAGAACATCCGCGGTGATCAGTCCGCCCGGGCTCGAGCCGACTTTGAACAAGCCTTCGGCGAGACAGGTTGCAAACTCACCAGCGGACACGCTCAGCGCAGCCAGCGCCGTATAGTTCGCGGCGTCATTAGTGCTATCGGTCAGCTCCACGCCGCGGTCATAGACTTTCGAGACAGCGGAAATCTTGCCATCGTGAACCTGATAGATCAGGTTCGTCGTGTCAATCTGGTAGGGCATGACGTTGCGGCAGGTGCCGAAAAGCAGCGGCTTGGTCTTGCCCTTTATCTCAGCGCCGCCCTCCGCCCCACCGGTGCCGGCAAAGAGAGTCGCCTGCAAAGGCAGGGCGAGGCTGTAGGCACTTTCGCGCACGCTTAGACGCACGGTCTCTGCGTCAATTGCCCATGCGACCCCCAAAACGTCGGCAATCTTTTTGAACGACGAATAGGCCGCCATGTATGGCCCCAGGAACACCTTCGCGGGCCAACCATCGACGGCAAAGCTTTGAACAATCGCGTCCATCTCGCCGTCACCGTTTGCGATCTCGATCGCGCCGAACTGACGCTGCACGCGGCGGGACTGTTCGGGCTCTATTGACACCTCCCTATCAAGCACAATTGGCACGGTAGCCCGGCCTTCGTAGTAGGTGTTCGGCTTGTCCGCATCGCTTGGAGCGCCAGCCCAATCCTTGTCCGCATAAAGCAGCGTGACTTGGCCGGCGCCGCTGGTGCCGACGGCGCCCGGAACGGCCGCGAGGGGCCCCTCCGCCAGCGTCCACAGGCCGCCTGAACGGCTTTCGCCGCCGCGGTAGGTCGTGATCTCGACTAAGAACTGCATCTCAGAGTCGGCGGACTCGATGAGCGCCTGAAACGCCGAGGGCGTCACCACCGGCGGATATGATCTCGCGACCGCCTCTTGAGCGAGTGGAAAAACTCCGGTCATGCTGCCAACAAAGCCTCCCGCAGTAGTCGAATCTCCGTTCTCAGGGACCCGACTTCGTTTTCGACCGCCGCGCGCACCTCGTCCAAGTCGCCGCTCAGCACCGCAGTTTGTTGGCGTGTCGCCTCCACCCGCGCGTCCTCGAAAAACCTGTCGCTGCCAACGGTCTCCGCGAGGTTCAACAGGCTGCTTCGGACAAAGCCTTCGAGATTTGCGAAGTCGACCGATGACGCAAAGTTTTCACGACCGACACTAAGAAGCGTGGACGCCGACTGAGTCAGATCGCCGGTGAAGCCGAGATCGCCGCCGCGCACCGTGTTCAGCAATCCGGAAAACTGCCGCTGCGCCTCCGTCAGCCGCGCTGTGGGGCTTAGGCTCGAAGTGGCCGACAACGACTGAGCCCGCACAAAATCGGCGATCGAACTAGCGGCCTGGGTGAACTGAGCGCGGGCGTTCAGCTTTTCAATATCGATTTGATTGTGGACGGCCTGAATTTCCTTGTCCCGCTGCTCCACGAGCTTGCCGGTTGCGAGCCCCAGCTCCTTCGCGAGGTCGATCTGCTCGGCCCAGGCCTTGTTGATGTTGCGAATGGACAGCTCGGTGTCGGTCAAGTCGATGTCATCGATCGCCTGCGCGAGCTGCAAACCGGCCGTCAGCTTGTCGATGCTCGCCGTCGGGTCGATGTTTTTGAGAACCGTGTCGGCGCTGCCGCTGCCGCTGATCTGCCCGCTCTTGAGCACATGTTGAATGAATTCTTCGACCGACTTCGGGCCCGACACGTTGGCGCCCTGACCGATCGTCCCGACCAAGATCCCGTTGGTCGGCTCATTGGACTTGAAGGCCAGGTCAAACTGAGACGCCAGAGCATTGAGCGCCTGCACGGCCTGTTGGGCCTGTTGGATGGTCGCAGAAACGTTCGCGCCGTTGTCGGCCCCCGAGGTGCTAACCACCAGCTTGCCGCCCTCTGACACAATATTGGTGTGGCCGATCGGCCCAACGCTGCGGCCACCACCAAACAGGCTGCCTGCGATGCTGCCTAGACCGCCGCCGATCAGGCCGCCGATCGGGCCACCGACCGCGAAGCCGAGCCCGGCCCCAAGGCCTCCACCAACACTGCCGCCGGTCGTGTTGCCGCCGATCAAGCTGGCGAGAATGCCACCGCCAAAGGCACCGAGGCCGGCGACACCCAGGACGGATGAAAGCGAGGCGCTGGTTAGCGACCCCGCGGCAGCCGGCGAGAAGCCCATAGGCGTGTTCATGGCCGGCATGCCAAACAGCCCGGACCTGAACCCGAAACTGTTGACCGTGCTGCCGACGCCGGAGAATAGATTGCCGATGCCCGGGATGCTAGGGAGGCCGCTACCACCGCCGCCGCCGCCGCCGACACCGAGCGACGAAGCCAAGCCGGTCGCGCCAAAGCCCGTTAGCAGCCCGCCTAGCGCCGGGCGGAACACCAGCAAGGCCGCGATCTCCGCCGCCAAGCGGACGAAAACGCCCTTCACTGTCGATGCGAGATCGGAGAATGTCCGAACGCCGCCGGAAAACAGCGACTCGAACGCGCCCGTAAAGGCGCTCTGGATGCCCTCGATCGCGTTGAGGAACGGGCGCTGCATCGCCTCCCGAATCTCGCGCTCCTGCTCAGCGGTCGCCTGGAGCACCTCCTTCGCAGCGGCAGCGTTCTGCTCCTGGACATCGACCAGCGACTCCAGGCGCTTCTCATATTTCTGTGCCTCACGGGCCGTGCGAAGCCACTCCGCGCCTTGCTCCGTCGTGAGGTCGATGCCGAGCCGAGAGACTTCGTTCTCCAAAGCAATCGCGTCGGCAACCTGCGTGTGCTTGATTGACCCGACTTCCAGCGCGAAGGCGACGCCCTTGTATATCTCGATTTGCTCTTTATTGGCCTCGATCGATTTCTCGATCTCGTCGGTCAGCGCCGAGACACCGCCACTACCGTCAGTCAGCTTCTCGACCGCGGTTTGCGCGTCCTCGATCGCGGCGACAGCCTCGCTGCCAAACGCCGCCCAGATCGCCGACGCCGCCGCAACCGCCGCGACGATGCCGATGAGTCCCTTCTTCGCGCCGACGAGGCCGAGCTTTAGAAAATTGCCCGCCAACGCTGCTGACACCATGGCCTTCGCCAAGACCACCATGGCAGTAGCGATGCTAATGATCACACCGGCCGCCTTGAGCGCCACCAGGGAGCCGAGGACGGTGACTATTACGCGCATGTTGCGGGCCACGAACTTGGCCGCCTCGGCCGTGGCACGCATCGCCTGGCCCACCGCGCGGCCGAATTCCTCGCCGATCTCGCGCGCCTCGCGCATCGACTCGGCCGAGGCGTCCACCGATCCGGATAGCCCCTCGATGATCGCCGTGTCGAAGCCGGCCGAAAACGCAGCCTTGAGTAGCGTCAACTCGTCGTTGAGCCGCTCCGACGCCGCCAGCACCGAGTCGCTCCGGGTGACAAGCTTGGCCATCTCGACGTCCAGTGTGCCGGCGCTCTCGGCCAGCAACACCATCGCCTGGCCGGCCTGGCGACCGAACCCCGCCGCCGCCAGCGCCAGCTTATCGAAGGAGCTGCCGGTGTTGCGGATCGCCTCCAACATGATTTTCAAGCCGTCCTCGGCACTGGTAGCCGCGAGCAGCTGCTGCTTTAGCGCCAAATTAGACTTGTCGAGAATGGTCACCAGCGTGCCGGTGCCGGCGCGTAGCTCGCCAACCCGCTTGACGAAGGCACCGATGCCGGACTCGAGCTTCTCCGTTGTGACGCCGGCAAGTTCGCCCTCAATGCGGTAGCGCTGTAGCTCGCCCGCAGCGAACTGAAGCTGCTTCGACTGCTTGGCCAGCGAGTCCGCCGTCTCGATCGCGGCGCGTGCAAAACTGGTGAACTGCCGTACCACCAAGGCGCCCGCCAGCGCCGTGACGCCGGCGCGGAGCTGGCCGAATTGCCGGTTTAGACCCTTGGTCGACGTCTGAATCGAACGCAACGACTTGTTCATCTTCGCCGAATTCGACGCGACCGCCTGCGACGCCTTGGAAAGGTCGCGCTTGAACGCGGCCGACTCCAGGGCGAGCGAAGCGGTCAGTGATCCGATCGAAGCCACGGGGCTACCTCACCGGCTTTGCGAGTTTATTGGCTTCTCGCGTGATGCCGCGCGCAAGGACCTTGCCGATCGCCGCGAGCGCGTCCGAAGCCCGGGTGTCCATGGCCGGGCGAATGAACGGCTTGGCTGGAGTTTTTGACGTTCCATACTCGGTCAGATGAGCACGGCGTGACACCGGCGGCTTGAAGCCGATGAACACAATCCGCTCGTCTCCGGCCGTCCGGCTCTTTTCCGTCGCAACCGTGATCGCATCGCGTAGTTCTCCGGTCTTGACAGAAACTAGCCGCTTGGCCTCTTCCACGATGACCTTCGCGCCAGCACGCAACGCCTGATCGCCAACACGGTTGGCGGTCCGAGGGCCGAGCTCTCGCAGGAGTTTATCCATCTCCTTGGCCCCCCTGATGGTGAAGTCCGTGATGGGCATTTCGACTATTCGTCCTTTTTTAACTTCACCCGATCACCAAAGGTCTCGATCAGGTTCTGCCGGATTAGGCGCGACCGGGACTTCTTCCCAGAAGGGGTCGCAAACTTGGGCACGAAACTCATGGGCGTTGCACCGCCCTTCTTGCCGCTGAAGCCCCTGGCGACGTTGACCATCGTCGCGGCGATGGTGCCGACCCGGAGCCACTCGATCTCGCTCCCGAACGGCTCAATGGAATAAAACGCGACCCACTCATTCAGCTCCACGTTCGACAGGGTGTCCTCAAGCTCGGCCACGGTGCGACCGAGTGCGAGGGCCAGGCGAAACAGAAACCGCCGGCGCGGGTCGCTCGCTAGTTTCCCGCGACGTCCTCTGCCTCATCACCGCCCATGCCGTTCGTACGAAGAGATAGCCTCTGCAGCGCCATGAAGTCGGGCTGCGGGACTTCCAGAATGTCCGCGATATCGGCAAAAAACGGACTGCCGTCCTGATGGACGATGGTCCCGGCAATCACGAGATCTGTCAGCTTCTCGTCGTCCTGCTTGTTCTTGTTGGCCTTGTCCTTGGATTGGGCAATGGCTCGGCGGATCGCGCCCACAGTCATGGGCTTCGAATAGACGACGTCGCCGCTGGGCAGCGTGACCTCGTCGAGGGTCTTGTCGTTCATAGGGGTTTTCTCCGTCCTGGGAATGCCGACGCCTCACGGCGTGGGCTGGGCTACTAGGCAAAAGTTAAGTCACCCGTCGGCTTGACCGTCACATTCAGCTGAAGAATGTTGTCGATCTCGATGTTGGTGACCAACCAGTTGGTCACCAGGCCAGCGAACGTCACAGTCTGCGCTGGGGAGTCCGTAAACGTGACCCGGAAGTTTCGGGCCGTCTCGGCGTTGTTGTCGGTGCGCAGCCCGGCATGCCCGCTATCGTCCGGGTCATACTGGATCACTAACTGGATTTCCTGTCCGTCCTTGATCGCTTTCTTGTACTCGCGCGCCGGGGACGAAAGGTTGGTCACATCGATCAGGCCCCGGTCCTGACCGACGGAGCCGATGCTCATGACTTGAGCAATGGCGGTGTAGGTTTCCGGAGAGTCTGCATTGGACCGTGAAAAGACGGTCCCGTCGGCAACGTATGTGGTCACGGTATTTCTCCATCTGTGGGAAGGCCTGCGCCTCGCGGCGTTGGCGGGTGGACAGTCTCTAGTTTCGAAGGGGCTCCATCTAAGGGACGCGACGCCTCACGGCGTTGCATTCGGCGCCTGCCCCGGGACGCCAATTCAGCAAAAACCCCGCGTGAACGGGGCTGAAAAAATCAGTCGGCGGTGGCGTCGTCCGTTTCCGGCGGATCGCTCAGCGAGCGCTCGGCCTTGCGCCGAGATGATCCGCGCTTCGGTTTGTCGCCCAAGAACCGGGTGCCCTCGCCGGCGCCTTGCTCGGCGTCAGGGCTGTCGACCGGTGCGCCCGACTCGGCGTCGCCCTCACGGCCGTCCCAGACAACACCGTCCATGCCATCGGGCAGCAACGTGTGGACCTCGCCATCGAGGCCGAGGCCGGGGACATGGTGCTTGCGATTGGCCCGCGCGATGACGGGGCCGTCAGGCGTGATAACGAGGAAAAGGGTCATGATCGGCTATTCCCTGTGATTGACGATGTAGTCTTGGGCGATGCGGTGCAGCGTCTTGTTGGGAACATCGCTCTCGTCGAAATCCAACGAGTTTTCCAACTTGCAGGTGTCGACCGTGAACGTAACCGCGGGCGAATCCGCCGTGTCCATGGTCCCTCGGTAACCATCCAGCCGCGCCTTGACCGCCGCCGCGAGATCCTTGGCTTCGAGATAGGTCTCGGCATAGCAATCGATCTGCAGCCTGGGCGTCGCGCGACCGGCGGCGCCAGCCAGATTGTGCAGCTGTGGGCCCGACACCCGACGGAACACAAGCGCCGGGTATGTCGGATTCTGGGGTAGCCGCAGCGGGTAGATGCGGGCAACCACGAGCCCGGCCACCGTTCCGTCGGTGATCACATAATTGGCGACAGCAGTCTCAATACTCACGGCAACATCGCTCTCGCTGTTACGTCCAGACCCTCGCGGCGCCCGAGCTCAGCAATGCCGATAATCTCGTAGGTCTTGCTGTCGTGGACGACGCGCATCTCGACGGTCAGCGCCGACATGTAGTGCACGCGAAACGTCGTGATCTCTTCCTCGATGACCTGATCGGCAGCAAAGCGATCGCGCGGGCGGATATCCATCTTTCTGGCCCAGACCTGCGCATAGGTCGACCAGGTCTCGATCTCCTGAAACGCCGCGTCCTGCGCCTTGGTCGCCTGCTGGATCGTGACGTAGCGGTCTAGGGTGCCAAGCTGCATGACGCTCCCCGGATCGCGCGTAGCGTCGCCAGGATGGCGAGCAATTCATGGCCTGGACTAACTGTCAGCCGCTCAAAGCGCAGGAACCCCTGCCCACGATTAGCGAGCATCCCGTCAACGCGGTCTCGCAGATAGGTCGGCACGCCGGCACCGCCGCGATAAAGCGACGTGAACTCGCGGACGGCATCCGCAACCCCATCGTCCTGAAACCGCAAAACAAGTTTCGTCGACGCCACGGGCTACATCTCCACGCGGTAGGGCATCAGCAGCGACTCCACCGCCATCGGCATCGGTGCCACGCTTCCGCCGACGCTGACCGCCGAAGGATTGTCGTACCAATGCTCCAGCAACTGCAGCAGGCCGCCCCTGATCGCCGCCGGGACCTTCGTGTTGTCGTCCGGGCTGCTGCCGCTGGCGTAGCCACAAACGAACCGAACCGTCACGACGTCGACGTGGTTGCGCGTCGTCGGCCAACTGTTGCCGTAGGACGGGACGATGCGCGCCGGGCCCAATTCCCCGACACCGGTCACCGTGTACCCCGACGCGGCGAGCGTTTGGCTATCACCGTTGCCGTCGACGTAGGTGACCGACGTCACCGACTGCAGCGGCGGCAAGGGCAGCTTGATCGCCGCGCGCGGGAACCCGTCCATCTTGAGGTCCCACGTCTGCGTCACAAGCGCACGGCCCAGCCAACCGTCACGGCCGTCAACGTGTTCACGCACCTGCTGAATGAGTCGGTCGATGTTCGTCTCGTCCGCAGGCGCCGCAGGGCTGCCGAGTAGCGGCACCCGCAGGTGTGCCCAAGCCTCCGCCTGCGTCAGCGGCTCAAAGGCCGGCGCGGTGACCAGCGTCAATCGGCCGTCATACATTCGCGCAACGCCTCCCACGCCTCTCCGGTTTCGATCTCTTGGGCCGTCCACTGGCAGAACGCCAGCTGCGTAGCCCACGTACGCCGCCCCGGCAGCACAGGGGTGGCGGTCAGCTCATGTGCGGCGATAGGCCAGGCCATGGCGCCCTCGTCGACGGCGACCACCGGCACGCCGGCAAGAGCAGCGTCGACACCGGCGTTGCTATTGAACGTCACGACAAACGCCGCCTCCGCCAGATCCTCGGCAAGCGTGCGATCCGACGTTGCAACGCCATGAACGTCCCATGGCGAGAGCTCCTGCGGATGCGGGCGAAACCTGATCGGCAAGTCGGTCAGCTCCTGCAACTGGCGGGCCGTATCGCGCGCCCACAAAGCAATGTTGGTTCCCGCGACGGCGCGATCGCCCCGGCATTGGCCGGCCAGCAAAACGTAGGCGCCACCGTCGCGAGGCGCCTGCATCATCGTTTCGAAGTGCGCGTCCCAGCGCTCGCCAGCATCGGGGCTTGGTCGACGAGCGCGACCGTTGAGCCCGTCCCAACCCAGCGACGTCCAGCGCCGGCGGTTCTCGAGGTCGCCGATATAGCCGCGCTCCATGACCAGGGTCGGTCCGTTCGCCGACACGGCCGGCTGGCGCCATCCCCAGATCACGGCAAAGTCACACAGGACCGGCACGTCGACCGCAGCATGCACAACCTCAACGCCGTGGCGCTCGAGGCCGGCGCGCATGGCCCGCGCATTGGCGCTCTGATGCGCTGCGCCGTTGACATGAATTGCAGCTCTCATTCCTCAGCCCTTACGCATTCGACCACGAGCGTCCGGCCGTTGACGGCGGACTCGACAGGCGAACTCCCGCCCCGTTGCCCGTACCAGCCAACCGGATTCCAGCCCGTTTCCGTCAGCAACGCCAAGAGTTCGGCGCGGCGGTAGTGGCGCTGGTGCACCGGAAACAGACGCGGTTCGTGCGGCCAGACCGCCTCGTTCGGCACGCTCGCCAGCAACCGCGGTGCCGCTGCCCGAGCGGCCCGTAACAAGTGCCGAGGGTCCGGCAGGTGCTCGATGATTTCGAACGCCACCACGGCGCCGGCCGGAGAGAAGTCGCACGGCCGGTCCAAGTCCATTTCGCGCCAAGTGATGGTGTCGGCGTCGTACTGCGCCTGGCCCCAATCCAGACCCTCGACCCAGTTGTCGACCGCCAGGACCTCGAGGCCCGCTGCTGCCAGAATCGAGGCCCCGTAGCCGCAGTTACAGCCGGCATCAATGACCAGTGCCCCGACGCCCCGCAAACGCTCCGTAGCCCACCTGTAGCGGCCCACGTGGTCGCCGCGGACATCCTTGATCCGACCGTCCGGACTGAGCCGAGCGTCGGGCCAGGGCGCTATTTCCAATTGTCCGCAATCCACTGGTGCTGCTGCTGCAATTCCCGCATTGCAGGCGACCTACGCCCATTGAAGAAAACCACGCTTGCACTCTGTGGCAGGCCTTCGAACCGGCTCTGATAGAAGGGCTCAACGCCATCGCCACGGCGCGCCCAGGTGGCGCCCTTGTTGCCGATGACGTGTGACACCCAGTCCTGGTCGCCGTCCTCGTACCCCAAGCTCTCGAGCTCCTTGGCGCTCTCCACTGGGACAAATCGCTCCCATATTTCCGGAAAGGCCCCAGCGTCCATCAGGGCAAGCGAGGTATTGAAGCGCGCCTTGGTTCCGGGGTGCGTCGACCAAGCGATAAAAGGGTCAGAACGATCGAGGCCCAGCACGCTCATGTCCCGGACAATCACTGTGTCAAGATCGATCAGCAACAGCCGGTCAGCGCCGAAGATATTCGCGGCGTCCGGGTGATACGCGTAGAGCTTGCGGTAGTAGCGCTCGAACGCTCGAACGTCCTTCGGCATCGGGACGATGCGAACGCGATCATCAATCCCATCCGGAATGTCGGTCACGCAACACAACTGGTGCTCGATCGGCAGGTGGCGCTCCAGCATGTTGCGCAGGACGTTGACGTAACGAGGGCCGTACTCGTAGAGATTGGCGTGTCGGAAGTCGGGATCGCGCCAAAGAAAGCAGACGACGGACAGGGTCATAGCACCACCACCGACCGCGGAATGCGCCGGCATTTATCGGACTGCCTTTTTGTTGCCCTGCTCGTAGATCTGCCAAGCAGGCTCATAGTCCGACAGGTCCTCGATGTGCCGGACCTTGCGTGCGGCAAGCCACAACACTTCGCCCTGCTGGCGCCACTTCGTGTTGAACTCGTCGACCACTTCGAAGCCGTTCTTGGCGACGAACGCCCGCACGGCGCCGGGATTGGCCATGAATAGGCCGTGATTTATCCAACCGTTCACAGGGCCGTGGCTCAGAAAGTGGCCGCCGACTGCAACCGCCCGGAGCGCATTGGCCCAGGCGTTGTGTTGGTTCCAAACGTGCTCGATCGTCCCGAGGTTGAACACGCTGTCGTAGCCTTGGGAAAGCGAAGCGAGGTCGCGGTTTAGGTCCTCTTGGATTTTCGCTGCCGGGTCCAGGTCGAGATCGGCATAGCTGCCGACCCAGCGTCCGAAGAAATCGCGCGCCGTTGGATACTCCGGCACATTGCTCCCTGTGGCGCCGAGCATCAGCATCGAGGCGCCGTAGAACTCCGACCAACGCTCTAAGTTCGCGACGACATGCGGTTGAATCATGCGGCCTCCTGACTAAGCAGCGCGGCCACTGACGCCGGATATTCGCCGTTGTAACGAGCAGCCGGGAATCGGCGCTCAGCGATCTTCTGAAAGTGCGGAATCTGATCCCAGTCGGGCGGCCACTGAGCCGTCGCCGCAGCGAAGGACTTGCGCGCCCACTTGAAGTGCAAAAACGCGTCGCGAATCTCGGCAGTCGGTGCCGGCGCGCCCTTGAGCGATTGCGTCACCGGGCCCTGCTCGTAGCGGGTGCCCCAGGCCTGATAGACGCCGTTCGTCGGGCAGAGCGGGTGGCAGCCGATGTGCCGTAGGTCGTCGCCCACGAGGTCAGTGCCGTAGAGCTTGATCCGATGGTGACCCTCGGCCATGCGCTCGCGTACCCGAGCCCCGGCCCAGTCCATCATCACCATGTCGCCGTCCAGCTTGATCACATGATCAAACGTCGACCGCTCTTGCGTGAAGTTGTAGAGCGCCGCGGAGGCGCGCTCGTCCGTTGTCGGGCAGCGATCGTGGCCGGGGCCCATTTCGTGAATCCGGTGCGGGTAGTCAAACACCTTGACCTTGTCCGGGTGTTGGGCTGCAAAGCTGCCCACGATTTCCGGCGTCCGATCAGTGCAGGTGTTGAGCACCACGATCAGCTCGTCGCACCAATCAACGAAGGACTCGAGCGCCAGGCGGCACCACGCCTCTTCGTCGCGAAGCCGGACAAGGCCGGACAGACCGGGACTGCGGCCGCTCATGCCAGCTCCCTCACGCGCTCATAAAACCGCCGCGTCGCGGCCCGGCACTCGTCGACCGGGATCAGGTATGGGAACCGGTGAAACTTCGAACTGTATCCGTGCACTTCGATATTCCTGCCAAGCCATGAGGACCATGCCAGGCCGTGGTAGCTGTTTGTCACCACCGTCTCGGCCGAACCAAGGAACGCGATGATCTCCGACATGGGCCGGTCGTTGCCCATCATCGGAACGTCGAGGCCATAGACGGCCGGGTAGCGCGACCTGATGCCGTCGCTCGCGTTGACGAACGCCACCTTGGCGCGCGTGATCTCATAGTCCTGGTCGAGCAGCGGGCTCATGCACGACGGGCATGGTGCCCACAGTCCAGCCGCCTCGCGTTCCGCCGTCCATTCCCGCGTCCCGATCAGGTCGAAGCCCGACGGGTCGGGCCAGGGATCGACCTCGCCGTGGCGGCTCGAACCTGCACCCCAAACTACCTTCGGGCCTCTCGGTAAATCGTCCGGCCGCTGGTTGGTGAGCCAGTTCACCATCGTTCCGCCGCCGAAAACGGTCAGAGCGCCATCGTCGGGAACCGGCGCCGAGTAGTTGAACGCCTCGTGCGCCGGAAAGTCGAACCACCGGTACGGCCCGCTCATCAGGTCGCCGGTGTTCTTGTCGTCGATGATGTGGGCAAAACGGATCAAATCACGTCCTCGAGGCGCGCCGTCGGAAACACGTCGAGCTGTGTCTGCGGCGAGCAGTTGATGACCTCGACGCCGAGCTCGTTGAGCACCTTCGCGAGGCCAGGAAAATTGGGGAGCATGGTCTCCACGTAGTCGGATCGCATGCGGTCGGGGTGGTCGCCAAAAAAATGAGACTCGCCCGAAGGGCTGAATCCCATGTCGAAGCCCAGGAGCAGAACCTTCGCGCCACCGGCCTTCACGGCACACTGAATGGCCTGGTACCCGCCGTTGCCACCGCCAGCGACCATGTAGGGCCGCTTCGGCATGCCGGTGCGTCGACCAGTCTTCGAGTTAGGCTTGGCGACCTGCAGGTAGTGCGCCCACGCGATCGGCACTGTCTCGGTGCAGGTGGTCCGGATGCCCGGGAATTTGAGTGCCGTTTCCTTGTGCCAATCCCACCACTTGAAGTCGCACCCATGGAGCCAATCGCCCCACCACGCTGGAAAGACTGCATCGTTTACTGCGATGACCCGGCAGCGGTTTGCCAGCCGGGCCCGAGCAACAGTGTGGATCTGCTTGAGATCCAGCGACGGCCCTCCGCCCAGGACCACAACGGTTTCCCCCGGCCACATGACCGGGATCGACCAGGGCTTCCGCGCCATTAACGGGCGCGGGCTTTCTTGACCGGTGTCGCCTTCTTCTTGGCGGCCGGCTTCGGTGTCGCGCCTGCCACCGGCGCGGGCGTCGGAATATTGAGCCCCTTCACGCGCGGGGTGTCCTCGGGCCACGCGGCGGTGCCGCAACCAACGCAGGAGGTCGCCTCGGCGTAAGGCATGTCAACGATCTGGCCGGCAAGGCGGCCGACGAGCTGACGAACTTTCATGTCGGTAGTCTCCCTTTCAAGGGAAAAGGTGGGGCGACCCGAAGGCCGCCCCGTTCGGCGTCGAGAGATTGCCGTGGTTGGGTTACGCGATCGCCGTTGCCGACAGAGTCTTCGCGTAACGAGAGCCGCTGAGAATAGCAACCGCCGAGGCGATGACGCTGTTAGCGGACGCGTTTGCCAACGCCAGTTGAACGAACTGCGAACCGTCGGACAGTTCGGAGGCGTCCAACTCGATCACATACATGATCGTGTCGTTGGCAGACGGCGTCATGCCGGCAGCAGCGACAGCGACCCGTGCACCCAAAGTGTCGCCCGCGGCCGTCTCTTCCTTGTAGACGCTAAAGGCGATCGCCGTGGCGCCAGCCGCGGCAAAGCTCGTGCACTCGTTGATCTTGATTGTCGTGAAGGCCGCTGCCGACACACCAACCTGAACGATGATCGTGGCGTGACCGTAGTTTTCCATAGAGAAAACGTCGCCGTTCGCGCCGCCAGTGATATCGATGGGCGGAAGCACGTTAACGACGTGGCCCATCTCCGCGATGTTGAAGCCTTTCATAACTAGGTCTCCTTGACCTGGTGTTGTGGAGAAAGACGGAAAGCGATCAGGGAGCGGCCCAAAGACCGCTCCCGCTCACGCATTCCGTCGTTAGGCTCGCGTCGCCAACGCGACGTAAGGCGAGATCGTGTTGGTGCCCTTGTACGGCGTGACCGCCGAGTCCCAGACCGGCTGACCGTCCGTCCGATAGGTGAAGCGGAAGGTCATTTCCTCGTAGAGGAACCGGACATGCATCGATGCCGCCTGCTGGATCCCGTTCTTGTCGATCATCACGTACGACATCGGGTCGAACAGGATCACGTCGCCAACCGTGCCGAGCGTGGCTGCGTACTCGATGGGAATAACCGGTCGACCGAGCAGCAAGCCATACGGCGTGTTGTTGCCGTTCGCGCCCGGAGGCGTGTAGAGCAACACGACGGCCGTGCCCGAGCCGAGAGTCAGCGAGTAGAGCTGCCTCTCGACATCCTGATTGATCACCCAGACCAGGTTCTTGCGGGAGCGGATAGGCGTGCGCGCCCACATGTTCAGGACGTTGGCCGTCACAACCGTCGACCCGGCCTGACCCGATTCCTTGGCAACACTCACCAAAGCGCCGGAATTCAGGATGCCGAGCGGCTGGCCGGAGCCAGTACCGTTGATCACGGCGTCCTCGGTCTTGAACGTCAGCTCTTCAATGAAGGCCGTGCGCATGACCGTCTCGAGCGCCGAGGCATCGGCCAGCAACTCTTCGGTCGCGTAACCGATCGCCAGCAGCTTCTCGAGCGACAGTTCCAGCTTGCGGAACTTCGGCTTCGAAGCCGTGACGGTGTCACCCTCATCCGCCCAATACGCCTGGACACCGCCGAAGCGGGAGCCGTTGGCGCGGCTGGTCTCGTCGATCGCCGGCAGCTTGATGCCGTTGCCGATCGTGATAGGGATGCGACGGACACGGGCAAGAATCTCGCCCATCTCGTGCATGCCCTCGAGCAGCTCGGTCGAATAGTCCTGCTGGACGATGAAACCGCCCTCGGACGGAACCGCCTCATTCGCACCGGTGCCAGCAGCCTGCCAGACCAGTCGACCGTCGCGGTCACCGCCCTTGTCCATGCCCGCGTGGGCAATAGCCTGCAGTTGGGCGCCGAAGGAGCTGAACGCTCGGTCCGGCTTCCTGACAGTCGCCGGAATTTTGGTGCGATCGGTCGCCTCGATCTCGGTGTCGTCATTCTCAGGGTCAGCCGCCGGCAGCTGCCGACGCTCATCCATCAAGCGCTCCTCACGCGCAATGGACTTGTTGGCCTTGGCCAGTTCTCCGCCGTCGTCCTCTAGGATGGCTTCGAGGCGGTCCTGCTCTTCCGCCGACGCATGGCCAGCGTCGACCTTTTCGGCGAGGGCATCGGCCTCTTTCAGGAGGTCCGCCTTCTTGTCGCGGAGCACCTTGATGCGACCAACAAGCAGGCCGGCAAGGATGGTGCCGGTGGCGTAGTCAGCGCCGGCAATGTGGTTGAAGATGTCGGGCAGCGCGGCCGAGGCCGCATAGGCGTCCGGGACCATCAGGCCGATGGTCGCGACCGCCACGAGGGCTGACAGCCCCGCAAGCGCAAAAAACGTTCTCATGGAGACTCTCCATCTGTGGGAAAGCCGGCGCTTCGCAGCGCTGGCGGTTGTGGTGGCGGACCAAGTTGGGCCCGCCGTTGGTGCTGCAGGTCAGGAGCTCAACGGAGTCCCTACTGCAGAAAACTTGTTGGTCTAGCGGTGGCGCTCGATCGCGAGGCGCCGGCGTGCCGACGCGGCACGGTTGGCGCCATCCTTTTTGAATGCCAGCTCGTCGACCTCGAGCGTCTCTTGACCCTCAACAATTGGGTCTCGTTGCTCGATGCGAAACTGGCCATCAAGACGCTCGGCAGCGACGTGCTCGCCCGTCGGCTGGCTTTCACATAGCGCGCAAATGGGGCCGCCATGGCAGACCTGAGGGTTCCCATCCTCGTCGGTGCGGTGCCGCACAAGCCAGCCCTCGTCGGTGTTGACCTCGGTCACCCAGGTGACCTCATCGCCCGTGGCCTCATCGATGACAACGAGCCCTGCGGTCGACGTCTCGCCAACCTTGGCGTGGGTGATGGGCTTGGCCGCATCATAGGCGCGCGCCTTGTGAAGAAATGAGCCCGCCGCGTTCGGCCCAGGCGCCGGATCCTCGCCGCGACGACGCCCCTCGAGCGACTGCGCCGAGATACCCCAGCGCGCCATTGCCACACCGATCGTCGCCACACGGTCGACCATGCCAGCAGCCTTGGCCGCCGGCGCCATCAGCGTGCGGCCCTTCCCAAAGTCGGACAGAACCTTCGACACAGGCACCCCGCGGCCTCGCGCTACCGCCTTCACAAATTGGGCCATGATCACGTCGACCTCGCCCAGCAAGTACTCGCGAGTCTCGTCGCCGAGGGGCTCGAACATGTTGCCTTCGACCTTGTGGGGACTGTCGGTAGCAAAGATGAACGTCGGCTTGATCCCTGCCGCGTCAAAAGCCGCTGAGCAGTCGACGTGCATCATGAACACGCCGATCGAGCCAACGTCGCCTGATGGCACGCAGACCACTTCCGACGCCTGCGACGCGATCCAGTAGGCCGCCGAGGCGGCAAGCGGATTGATCAGGGCCACGACGTTCGCGTTCTTGCGCGCCGCGAAGATGGCGTCACCGGCTTCCGGCGTGCCCGTCACGACACCGCCCGGGCTGTCGATATCCAGGATGATGGTGCCGATCTCCGGGTCGTTCGCGAGGGCCGTCACAGTCTGAGCGAGCAGCAAGGTCGAAAACGCAAACGGTTGATATTCGAAGTCGTAGAGCGCCATGCCGCGGACCGATACTAGCGCCGTGGCCTTGCCGCCCTTGCCGGCCGGAATGATCATGGGCGCGGCAAAGCGGCGGGAAACACGGTCGCGCTCCTCCATCGCCGTCGAGTCGTCCGCTAGTGCACCAAAGAACTCTGGGTCCTCCAAGTGCTCGCCGCGAATGGCACGCTCGAGGACCGGCACGATCGACGCGCCGTAGCCGTCCCGAATCTGATAGCCGACCACCTTCCCAAGGTTGGCCCGCAGCTCTCGGCGCATCCGGCGCATCTTGCTCATTTGGCGTCTCCGTTCTGTGCTTCACCCGGCCGCCATTGGGCCAGAATCGTGTTGATCGGGTCCCAGTCGTCGGCGAAGGCCAGAGCAAAATCCGTCACGCCCTCGACCAAATCGCCATCTTCCAGGATGGGCGCCGGCGCCAGGCCGTGCCCCATGATTGCAGCGGCGAACATGCGGCCGCGCTCGTAGTTGAGCTCGGCGCCGTTCCCCTGCGCCATCTTCAAACGCGGTAGCCCCGCGGCACGGTCCGCGTAGCCGCGTTGAAATGACTCCGACCGGAGTATCTGCTCAAGCTTGATCGGCACGACCCGACGGGCGTTGCCGTGGGCAACCGCAAAGAAGTTGCGGTCGCGCACGGCTGCCGGAACCGGCGCGGTCACTCGGCGACCTCAGCACGCTTCTCGGTATCGAGCGTGCGCTCGATTTCCTGCACACGCGACGCCTGCCAGCGATCGAGCAGGCCCTCAACGTCGTCCGCCGCGAGGACCTCGCCCTTGGCGTGGGCGCAATATGCGCGGGCTGCGGTGTTGTCGACGTCCAACGCCTTCATGACATCGCTCACCAATCCGCCGTAGAAAGCACCAACCCAGCTGCGGAAAGCTTCCGCGTCGTCCGCGTGGCGCATCGTGGCCTTGCGAACTGCCGCAATCTCTTTGTAGACAAGCCGTCCGGGCGAGTGACCGGCCGCCGATGCGGCGCCGGTCGCCGGCATCATGCCGCCCAGCAGGTTTGCGCGAGGGTCGTCACTCGGGTTCAAGCCCTCGATCGCGCGAACCTCGTTCGGATTCATCCAGGCCGCACGACCGCTGGCACCAAGTGCAGCTGCGAAGTAAGTACTGCGCGCCGCGCTGTCGCCCCGGAGAAGGCCCTCGAGGTTATATTTCGCGCTGTACGTCGTCCGCGCCACGATGAGGTCGCGCCGGATCGCCTGCTCAATCTTCTTGATCCAGGGACGCAGCGTGTATTTCACGAAGTCGATCGCCTGGGCCTCAACCGTCGACCGGTTCGTCTGGTCGTCGACGCCGAGCATGTGCAGCGGAACCCGCCAGTAGCGGGCAACCTCGCCAATCTGCCACTTCCGCGCCTCGAGCAGCTGCGCTTCCTTGGCGTCCATCGTGGCCTTGTGGAACTGCATCCCTTCCTGCAGCACCATCGGCCGGTGGAAATTGCCGATGCCAGCGAAGCGCTCGACGAGCGCCTGGATTAAGTTCTTCTGTGCCTCGGGCCCAAGCTTGCCGGGATGCACTAGGTACCCGCCGATATTCAGCTTGTTGCTGAAAACGCGCGCTGCATAGGCATCAGCCGCCATGCCAAGGCCAATCGCCTCAGATGCCAGGTCGACGACGCGAAGGCCCCGGATGCCATCCGAGGACATACCCGGGATGCGAAGGACCTCTTCCTGTAGCAACGTCCGACGCTGGCCCGTCTTAGGATTCGTGACCTGGTAGCGCAATGACCCGTCTGCCATCTGCTCGACCTGGACCCGATCGGTGTGCAGAGGCTTGAGCTGGTCGACCGCGCCCCGGGCCCCCGGCACAATCTCGGCATACGCGGCGCCCCGAAGGGCGGCGTGCAAAATCATCATTTCCCAGAACTCGACCGCCGTCTGCCAGGCGTTCGGCTGGTAACGAATCACCTCGTCCAGCGGGTGATCGGACGCCGGTGTACGGCCCGCGTCTCCTAGCTCGCGGTACATCTGCAATGGCAGCGTCGAAATGGTCTCCGCCAGCACCTTCACGCAGGCATAGACCGCCGACGCCTTGAGGGCGACGTCGGGCGACACGACGACGCCGGCCTGATTGCGGCCGCCATTGCCAACGTCCTGGTACCACCAATCGGCGCCGGGACCGGGTGTGTCGCCAGCACGCGGGCTCAGCACTCCGCCGACCGCGTGCCCAGCGCGCCAGACCGTCGCCACAGTGTTGTTCAACCAGGCCATCAGCTTCCCGTCGCTCAGATGAAGAAATCCTCAGAGTCGTAAACCGACCCGCCGTCGCCCGGCACACGGCAGCGGAGCGCCGCGCCAGCTGCCATCGCGAGTGACACCGCACCATCGATGCGCCCTGTCGACTTGCGCTTGTCCATGATCCGGTTGCCGGTACCGGCAGGGTCGTCGCGGATCACCACGCTCGCAACATTCCACCGCAGCACCGGGTTCAGCTTCACCGTCAGCCGCTCTTCGATGATTGCGTTCTCAAGCTCCTGAACGCTGTCCGGCATCCAGAGCGGGTTCTCTTTCGGCTTGCCGTCGTCGCCCAGAACCGCGTTGCCGAGGACGTCCTTCATGATACCGCCACGCCGGAAGCCTTGCGGATGCTCCATCATCGGCACGATGATCCCGAGATCCTGCAGATCGGTGTCGAGCTCCTTGTGCCGGTACCGGTCGTAGGCCAGTACACGCAGAGTGTGCAGGCTGGCGGCCTCGGCGATGCGCTCGGCGATCGGCTGCAGCTTGATTACCTTGCCGGGCGTCGTGAAAAGGTGCCCGTTATTCACCCATATGTCGTAGGGAACACCGTCCTTATCCGCCGCCTCCCGCAAGCCCTCGATCGGCTTCCAGAAGTCGACGAAAGCGTAGAGATGGTCGGCGACCTCAAACACTTTCGCGAGCGACGCCAGATCAGTCGTGTACGCCAGATCGAGCCCGAGCCAGCAAGGCGCGCCCTCAAAGTCGCGCTCGTCTAGGTCCTCGTCCTCAGTCTTGGACCAGACCGACTGTGTGATCCAGCTATTCGCGGCGTCGGTCCACTCACAGAAATGAAGGCGCCTGACCAACGCTTCCTTCGACGGCATGCCCTTGGCTTCCAAGACCTGCTCCTGGATATAAGCGGGATGGATCGACACACCGAGGTTCGGATTTGCCTTGATCCAGCACGTCTCGTCTTCGAACGGTTTGTCGCCTTCATCCAGCGAGCATATGAAGCCGAAAAAGGCGTCGTTATCGATCGCGCGCTCGACCACTTTGACGGTGTATTCATGCTCAGCGCGGCAGACCGACTTGCGGTCAAACCCGGAATTCGTGATCTCGAATATCAGCGCCTGCTGGTTGCCCTTGGTCCCGGCTCGCAGCATCTCGATTACGCTGTTGTCCCGGTGCTCGTGCACCTCGTCGACAAGTGCGCAATACGGTCGAATGCCGGACTTGCCCTTCTTCTCCGACGAAATCGGCTTGAAGAACGAATTGCGCTTCAAGTAGGTCAGCTGCCAAACCGGGTTCCGGCCCGAGGGCAGCATCCGCTTGTGAAGCTCCGGACTGCGCTCCCACATGGCAACCGCATCCCGAAACGTGATCATCGCTTGATCGCGGTCGGTGGCCGCGCTGTAAACCTCTGCCCGCAGCTTGCCGGTAGAGGTCAGCATGTAATGTCCGATGCCGGCGGCCATGGGCGACTTGCCGTTGCCCTTGGCAATCTCAAGATAGGCACGCCGGAACCGACGGTGGCCTGCCGCGTTCTTCCACCCGAACAAGCTGCCCACCACGAAGCACTGCCAGCGCTCCAGGTGAAACGGGATGGCCTCAGAGACTGCCTCGCCTGTGGCTTCGTCGTTCCGCTCAGTCTCGACGGTCAGGACAGTCAAAAAATAGCCGACTACTCGATAGACCTGCTCGACATCCCAGCTCAGTCCGCGCGCCGGCCCGTGCTCCAGATCGTCAAGATGGCGCGCACACGCCGCACGAACATAGGGCCCCGCGATGATGCGGCCGGCAACAACGTCCTGAGCGTAGGCTGTGGCCGGGTCGACCTCAGTCGTCGGCGAAGTATGTCGAGGCTTTGCTTTCCGGCGTCGCCGTCGCGTTCCGGTCGACGAGGCGGTCGGCTTCGATTCGACTTCTGGCACTCGGCGTCATCCCAAATTCAGCGGCGAACTTCACGTAGTCAGCAGCGGCCTTGTTGGCGATTCCAACGACCGGGTTCTGAATGGCGTTGCCGTTCTTGGTCTTCACCATGAGCCCGCCGGTCAACGGGTCGTTCCCCGCCATCTTCAGCAAAGCGCGCTCAGCCTGAATCCACCGCCCATACGCTTGGCACATGGCGGCCAGGGCGCCGCGATCGATATTGCTAAGCAGCCCGAGCTCAAAGAGCTCCCCCGCGACCCGCTCCCACTCCAGCTTGGCGTCGGCGTTGAGGTGGTCCGGCGGCGCCGGCAGGGCGGGCTTAGGCCGTGGCTCGCTCTCGTTGATCGGCCGCCGGCCCGGATTCCCGGTCACCACTTTCAGGTGGTTCGGCTTCGGCCTCGGGCCCCGCTTCATCATCTAAACCTTTCGCCTTCGCGACCTCCGCAAACGTGCGCCCGTCGCCGTCTAAAATCGCCTGCTGGCCCGTAAATTCCTGCCAACGGCGCACGATGACGTCGACGAACTTCGGGTCGATCTCAAGTAGGCGGCCACGGAACCCGTGCGTCTCGCAGGCGATCAGCGTTGACCCAGAGCCACCGAAGGGGTCCAGCACGACGTCGCCCTCGCGCGCCGAATTCTTCAACATGCGGGCCACTAAACCGATCGGCTTCATCGTCGGATGCTCGGCCGATCGCCGCGGCTTCGGCACCGGCACCAACGTCGTCTCAAGCGGCTTCGCGACTAGATTGTCACCCGTGATCAGCAGCGACTGACCGCCCACCGTCACCACCACCGAGCCGTCCTCGTTGAACGAAAACACCGAGGTGTCCTCGAGCTCCCGGATCGACGTCTCCTTGCGACCGCCGTACCACTTGTGCGCCCGGCCCGGCTTCCAGCCGTAAAGCACCGGTTCGTGCTTCCATTGGTAGTCGGCACGTCCGAGCACGAACTCGCTCTTGACCCAGATCAGGCAGCTCGAAAGCTTCAACGGCGCCGCCAGGAAAGCATCCCGGAATGTCCCGCCCTCCGTCTCCGAATGGGCGACATAGACAGCCGCACCCGGCTTCATCGCGGCGGCCGTGTTCTTCATCGCGGTGTGCAGAAACGCCGCAAAGTCCTCCGCCGACATGTCGTCGTTCTGAATGCCGCCGGCGAGCGTCGAACCGTAGGCCACGTTGTAGGGCGGATCGGTCCACACCGCGTCGGCCTTGTCGTCACCGAGCAAGCGCTCCAGCTCGAGGCCGGCGAGCACCGTCCCGCACAACACCCGGTGCGGCCCTAGCTCCCAAAGGTCGCCCACTCGAGACACTGCGATGGCCCCAGCTTCGGGTGCCGCGTCCGGGTCCGTGTTGCCCGCAGTACCATCCTCGAAGGCGAAAAGCTCGGCGATCTCGTCGTCGGAAAAACCGAACACTGCCATGTCGAACTCAAGGGCCTGCAATGACTCGATCTCGACCCGCAGAAGTCCCTCGTCCCAGCCGGCGTTCTCAGCAAGCTTGTTATCGGCCAGGACGTAGGCCTGCTTCTGCACCTCGGTCCAGCCGCGCGCGACAATGACGGGGACCTCCTCGAGGCCCAGCTGCTTGGCCGCCAGGACGCGGCCGTGACCCGCGATGATCCCGCTAGTCTCGTCGACCAGAACCGGGACGGTCCAGCCCCACTCCCGAATCGAAGCGGCCAGCTGCTCAACCTGCGCCTCGCTATGGGTGCGGGCGTTCCGGGCGTAGGGAATCAGGGAATCGACCGATCGCCGCTCCACCGAATCCGCCGGCCATGAAATCTCGCTGTTTTCCGCCATCGTCGGGAATGACCCCCCCTATCGAAACTTGCGACTGTGCGTGTGCAGG